TTCGGGCACGGCTATCGGCGCGATGGGGCTGGCAACTGGGCCGGCACCGGAAAGGACTTCGGCCAGGGGTGGCGCAAGGACAGCCGGGGTAACTGGCATGGCACCGGCAAGCGCTTCGGACAGGGATGGCGGCGGGTGCCTTGACCTACCCGCCCGCCCGGGCCGATGCGCAGTCGTCCTTGGCCTCTCGCGAGTACCTGGACGCCAGAGTAGTTGGCGCCAGGGACGGCGCTTAGGTAGCCTCCGGGCGTTCGCCCTCGACCTCCGTCACATAGCCACCGCTGTCCAGGCGGTGGGTCGCCTGGGTGACAATCCAGCGTCCGTCGAGCTCCTCAGCAAAGCCTGACAGCTCAATCGGCGTCTCGGACAGGATGTCCGTGCGCCCGGGCAGCGTAAGGCTCAGGGTACCTGTGCTGCGGGTAAAAGCGGATGCCTTGGACTCGGTAGCGGCCACGGCGAGGTCGTGATCCGTGAAGGTCTGGCGCAGGCGCAGTGTCGGCCCATCCCCAGTATCCAGGGACTTCTCAGACTTCTGCACCAGTGGCAGATAGGCGCGCGTCTCTGCCGGAAGCGGAGGTCCACCGGGCGCCAGGTGCTTCTGCATTGTTCCCTGTCCGCAATTGTAGGCCTGGGTCGCAATATCCCAATTTCCGAACAGGTCGTAGAGGTCTTTTAAGTACCGCCCTGCCGCGGCGATGGAAGCAATCGGGTTGAACGGATCTGCCAGCTTATAATCCGCGGCAGTCCCAGGCATGAACTGCATGATACCTTTGGCTCCAGCAGGGCTTACGGCTAGTGGGTTGAACCTGCTCTCGGTATGCCCTATAGCTTCCAAGCGGCCCTGCGGAATCCCATTGTCTTTCTCGGCCTGGGAGAAGGCGCCTGCATAATTCGCAGGGACTTTTGTCGGTCGCTTGGCTTGAACTATCTCCTCAGTGGCGGTCTGCTTGTCGTAATAGCGTGCCTCGACGGTGGTTGGGATGTCCTGGCTGGTGATGTGTACGTGCCACGTGGTCACGTCGGCCTGGGTCAAGGTCACGCTGCCCATATCTGTGCCGCTGGCGCTGGTGCCCTGGGCGTGGGGTGTGAATACCACGCGCCCATCCTTGATCGTGACGATGGCGTCGTGCATCTCTCCCAGTCGGGTCAAAAAGGCGATATCGCTTTCATTGGTCTGGTCGAATTTCTTGATGGGCTTGTCCTGGAGGTAGATGCCCACCGCAGTTTGAAGGCCATGCTTGTCGGCGATGTCGCCGACGATGGTAGAGATGGTGGTGTCTTCCCAGCTCTTGGTGGTGCGTGTCTTGAGGTCTCCGGTGATGTCAGCGCTGTGGGCGTGGATCGTCAGGACCCTGGGCGGGCTGCTGACGTCCATGTTATCGGCCACGAAGGTGCCAAATTCCACCAGGCCTGTCTGCTCGTAGCCGAGGGATACCGCCAATTGCGCACCTAGCGGTGGTATGGCGATCTCTCCGAGGGGGTCGGCGACGGTGACCTCCAGTTCGTCGGCCTCCATACCGATCTTATCGGTCACGCTGAGGCTGATCAGGCAGTGCTGTAGCTTGTCTGTGATGTCGGCGCCGTCGGCGGCGATAGACCAGATGGGGCGCATGGGTCAGTTCCAGAGTCGCACAGGGCCAGAGACGGTCTCCACTGCCATGTTTGGCAGATCGATCAGGACCCCTGTCGCGTAGGTCGTCCCCAGGTCGGCGAGGCCCGGATTTGCAGCAAGGACGGGCTCCACGGCCCCGGACTGGCGGCCGTAGTGGCGCCAACAGATGTTGTCGAGCATATCGCCGTCGCGGGTGCGGTAGGTGGTTCCCATATCAGATCCCCAAGAGCCCGCGCAGGGCTCCGCTGATTGAGTTGTCGGCACCAACCCCAGAAGGCGCGGTCTCGCCGTAATAGGCCAGGCTGATGGAGAAGTCGATTGCCAGAGAACTTCCGTCGGCCAGGTGGCGCGATTCGGTCTCGGTTAAGTCGGTGATGACCCAGTACCCCCAGATCCGGCCGCGGCCGTCTACCAGGGATAGCGGATGTCCGCTGTTGGCATCGGCGCGCATGCCTTCGAGTTGCCAGGCCCCCGAGCGTCCTTGCAGGCCGGGTACAGATATCCCAAGGCGGCCCAGGGCGCTGTTGGCGCTCGATAGGTAGCCCAGACCGGCGGCCAGCAACGGGACCCTGGAGATCAGGTTAGGCAGCCCGAGGAGGCCCTTGTAGTGGGGATAGATGATGCCATCGATACGGATGGTCTGGTCCCCAGGGCCGGTGTACTGGAGCACCGGATGAGCGCCCAGGCGCTCCTGGGCCGGCCAGCGCCAGGCGGCCTGACGCGACAGGCCCTGATAGGCTGCACTGGCCACGCTGAAGCGGTAGGTGCCTAGGGCCATCATGACTTCCAGCATGGGTTACTCCTCGCGGAACGGCGTGCGGTCGCGGTGTTCTTGCTGCTTTCCGGCATTCCAGCTTGAGACTGGGCGGTTTAGGCCATGGACGGACTGTATCCCAGGGGCGCCTGGAGCATCCCCTGGGAGGTAGCCCATCACTCTGCTCCAGATCTCGCAGCGGGTGCGCTCGGAATCCTCCAGACTCAGGGCCGCGTGGATATCTGCCAGGTAGCCCGCACAGCCGTTGTTGCAGTCCGTAGGGGCATCGCGGCCGATGAGGCACAGGCTGTGTGGGATCGATGCGTAGTGGATACAGGGGGCGCTGTCGGTGCTCATCGATCTTGGGTCCTTGTCAGTCGCCAGGCCGCGCGCTCTGCTGCACGGTGGGGATAATCTGCCAGCCAATAATCCGCGCAGGCCCCGCAGGCGCCCGGGTAGCTGTATCCGATGCCGCAGTAAGCGGGGTCCTCTGCTGGCGCGACCAGGTGCTCGCAGGGATCGGCACGCCCCTCAGCCCTTTGGCTGCGCTTAAGCCAGCCTTTGCATAGGCTAGGCATCACATCCAATCTGTTCCGTCGTAGAGGGCTGCGATGCGCCGCCCGGCGACTCCGGTGGCGTTCTGGACCTCGCGGCGTACCAGGTCTGCGATCCTCTGCGGATCGGCGCCAGGGGGGGCCTGGACAGTGATGGTGATGGGCATGGAGACCCCTGCGGCAGGCCCTCGGTGGCCCGCCAGGGCGGCGGCCGATGGTGTTGCGCCCATGGCGCCAGCCAATGCCATAGGGCCCGCTATCCTGCGGATCGCCGCCAGCGGGGCCGCGACGATGCCCTTGACGCGCGTCCACAAATCCCCAATCCACTGCCATAACCCGCCGCCACCACCGCCAGGCTCAGACCCTTCGGGTAGAGCGGTACCGGCGGACCTGCGAGGGGGGACGATCACCATGCCCATATTGGTGCGCCGCCTGTAATCGGCTGTGTAGTCGCGCGCTGTTGCACCCACGGCCGCGGGTGGCGCGCCGATACCGAACATGCGCTTGACCCAATCGGGCAGCAGGTCCCAGGAGCGCAGCCAATCGATCAGCTCGTGCCACTTGGTTTTGAGCCCGGAGACAAGCCCGGAGATGGCATCTGCGCCCCACCGGCCCATATTGATCTCCCATCCCCCGAAGAATGCATTGACCTTGGCCTCAAACTCTCCGATGGGTTTCCACAGGTCAGCCATGGCAGAGACCATGTTTAGGTGAGCAATGGCATAGGCGAGGCCAGCGAGCCCGGCAACGACCAGGCCAACGGGAGAGGCGATCAACCCAAGGCCGGCCGTCAGCATGCCAAGACCTCCCATCAGGCCGCCGATACCCATCGCCAGGGGTCCAAGCACTACCAGCAGGGCCGCAGCGGCCCCCACGAAGATGGCGAGATTGGCCGCGAGGGTCGGGTTGGCTTCTGTCCATTTTCCGATACTTTCCAGGATGGGCCCAAGCGCTGAGGAGATCCGCTCCAACACCGGCAACAAGGCCACGCCGAGGCGGTCGCTGAGGTCTTGCACCCGGATAGTCAGCGCCTTGTATCGCTCCATAGGATCTTCGCCCATACGCCGGGAGAACATCTGATCGACGAGTCCAGTGCTGCCCTCCAATTTGGCCTTGAGGTCGAGCAGACCCTGCATGTCACCCAGCAACGGACGCAGGGCTGCCATGACCTGCATATCGCCGAAGACCTTACTGATTTTGAAGGCGTCACCCCCAGTCTTCTTCTGGATCAACTGGAGCATTTCTAGGACTGGATTCAGACCCTCGGTCTGCCAGCGAGCGAAGGCCGCCGGAAGATCGACGCCCCAGGCCGTCTTGGCATTGGCTACCGTCTCCTTGCTGGTGAGCTTCTGTAGCAGGTTGAGTACGTTGTTGGCCGCCTCGGATTCGCTGCCAGCACCGCGCATGGCTATCTGGAGCGTGGCGCCCAGGGTGGATACCTGCTCCAGTCCGGTAAGCTTCACCCCGGCGGCGGCCGCCGTCAGAGCGGGCAGCTCTTTGGCCATGTTGCGCAGCTTGAACGCGCCCTCCACGTCCGATTTGATCAGCATCTCGAAGGCGCGGCCCATCTGATCAGCCGATATCTTGGCGTTGATCAATAGGGCGCCCTGGGTTTCGGACATGTCCGTCATGTTGGCCTTGGCGGCCGTGGTTGCCCTGGCCAAATCCCGTAGACCAGCCAAGGCATCGTCTAGGCCGATGCCTTTGCCGGTGAGGATGCCGAGCGCATCTGCCAGATCTGTGGAGAACTGGTTGGACTCCCTGGCCAGAGCGCGGATCTCTGGTCGGATCGCTGCCATGCGCGCGGCAGAGGCATCGGCGACGATGCCGACCTCGGTGAGTGTGGACGATAGCTTTCCGGCTGCACTGACAGCATTGATCAGGGGCATGGAGATGGTGCGCCCGGCCTGCGCCGCCCCTTGGCCCATCATGCTCAACCTGGCGCTGGTACGCAGCAGGTTGGCATGCAGCGCCTTAAAAGGTCCGGTGAGACGATCTACCAGACCGACGTGGACCTCGACTTTCAGCTTGTTTGACATGCTATCTCCTGCCACCTGCTTTGAGAATTTCTTCCGCACGCTCTTCCCACCCCATCAACTCGGCTATCGTCATGCGGTCCATCTCCGAGGGTGGCCAACCCCAAGCCGTAGCGATCACGGCCCAGGCGTCTTCAACGCGCTCAGGAATTCGCTCTGGATCTCCGAATTCGGGGCGAAAAAACCCACCACGCCGGTCATGACCGCCATCGTGTCAACGGCCTTGAGGGTCCAAAACTCCGCGGCCGACATCTCGCTGATACGCTCCACCAGGGCGGCGTGGGCCCCGGCGTCGAGCTGGAGCACGTCCAGGAGCTTGATGCCGCGCAGCTCCCCGGCAGTGGGCTCGCGCAGTTCCAGGATGCGGCCGGTATTCAGGGTGACGTGAGACATAGGGCGTCCTCTTCGGCGCGTACAAGCGCGTATTCCAGGTAATGAATGGCCTTGCGCAGATCCTCGGCACGGGCTATGCCAGGTTTTCGGCGCAAGATGTACTTGAGGGCATTGCCCTCCCAGAAATCCAGCTCCCAGTCTTCGACAATGTCCCAGGGCTGATAGGCGCGCCCCAGGTAATGGGCCCCGCCCACCTGATGCGCCCGCGGCGGACGTACCGCATCGGGATCGATCTGGATCACAGCCCGATGGCCCCGCGCAGGGCGGCCATCTGGTCCACGCCGCCGACAAAGCGTGTCATGAGCTCGGCATCAATGCTGATGACCGTCTTGCCACCGACCTCCAGGGCGTAGGAGCGACAGTTTAAGGTGCATTCCAGGGTAGTCTTGGCGCCGGCCTCCCAAGAGCCCATGCCGAGCATCTGGATCTGCCCGCGCATGGTGACCTTGATGGGTACCGGGGCGCTGCCGACATCGTCCTGCTTAGCCCCGCGGAAGACCAGGGCGACGGCATTGCCGTTGATCAGGCCCCATTGCGTGAGGATGTCCGGATCATAGTCATGGAGCTTGAACTTGGCATCAAGCGCCGAGACCAGCCCCATGTCGAGCTTGATCTTGCCGGACATACCGCCGGCAGCATATTCCTCCGTGACGAGCGACAGCTCTGGCAGTTCGAGATCTGCCTTTCCGGCATAGCCGCGGCCGTCGACGAAGAGGCTGTAAGCCTTGAGAACACTAGGGATTGCCATGGTTTGCTCCGGTTAGGCGGTCGGCAGGATCTCGACCAGGTAATCGTTGACCAGGTGCGAGCGGAAGGTGATATGTTCGGCCGGATAGGGCGGGGTGAAATCGAAGTCGAAGTACACCTTGCCCTGGGAAATCTGATCTGGGGTGTTGAGTTCCTCATCCGCCCAGCAGTGCCCACCGATGATGGCGCCGATGGCCACCAGATGCGCCAGATAGGCGTTGACAGACTCCAGGACATCCTCGACATAGGTCCGGGTGATGTTGCGGTCCACCGCCCACAGGTGCGAGCGCAGCAGCGACTCATGGACCATGTCGGCGGTGCGGCGCACCGACAGGAAGGCCCACTTAGGATCCGCGGAGCAGGAGCGGTTACCCCACAAACGATACCCATCCTGATGGATGATGGTGGCGACCTCGTTTTCGTTGAGGTAGTTGGCGCGGGACAGTGGATCTCCGATCTGGAAGTCGATCGGGCGGGAGGTGCCGGTGATGCCGAGCATCTCGCGGTTGGAGGGAGACCACCAGAAGCCGCGCTCGTTGTCCGATGCGGACATGATCCCAGCAACGCGCGGCGAGGCGAGCCCGAGCGCCTCGGCATTGTTGGTGGTGTTCCAGTACTTGACCTGCGGATCGACGATATAGACCCGATCCGAACCGAAGCCCAGGCGGTAGGCGATGGCCAGGGCGTCCGTGCTATTGGGTCCGTCGGCGACGATCACAGAGCGCAGGCGATTGGCGATGGCGACCATCTCAGTCACAAGGGACGCCTGATGGGAGAATCCCGGTGCGATCAGAATGCGCGGCACCACATGGACCGCACTCTCGGCCGCCAGGAAGGCATAGACGCCGGTGCTCGCGGCGCCGGTGCCGATCATGTTGGTGAGGGTGGCTGCGTCATCGACGCCCTGGGTGACCCGCACCACCACGACCCAGGCCCCGCCCTGATCCCAGATGGCATCGAGGGCCGTGGAAATCGTCCCAGCGCTGCCGAAGCGGGCGGCCTCGGTACGTGTGGTGACCAGGACCGGCATGTTGAGCGGAAGGGCATCATCCGTGCCGTCGGTGAGTGCTACGTACTTTGCCGGCGTGACGATGACACCGGCGCCGGTGCTGGTGCTGTAGTTGGTGGCTGCGACCAGGGCGCTGGCAGCGGAACTGGCGGTGATGGCTGCCAGGACCAAGGTCGCCGTACTGGTGATGACACCAGACCCATTGGTGGCCAGGGATACGGTGATCGTCGTACCCGATACGGATACGGCCAGCGCCGCGCTGTTGGCAGCGGGGTTCTTGAGGTAGACGATGATATCGTTACCCGCGGCTCCGGCCGTCTTTGCCTCCCATTTGATGGCGTTGTTGGCAGCGACGGTGCCGGTCACCACCGCCGCCTTGACGGCGACCTCTGCATTCGGGGCCGTACCGACCAGGCCAATGATGGACGAACGGACCGTCGTGATCGGCCGCTGCCCAGTGTCGATCTCAACGATTTCTACGCCGTGGAGGAATTGCTCAGGCATGTTAGCTCTCTCTATTTCAGCCATTGGTCGGAAACCGCGCGGACATCCGCGTACGGCTTTTCGTCGATGTAGTCGGATACCTTGATAAAGATGTTGTTCTCCCAGAAGCGGGCCGCCGGGTTACCACAGCCCTCATCGCAGATCATGGTTGCTATGGCGACATCCCCGCTCCGATTGAGGATCACCTCATAGAGTGCGCAACCATACCCGGGCGCGCCGGGTGTGCCGAGCGCGTAGAAATACACGTTCGGGCGGATGCGCAACATCCATCCATCCCAGGGTGTAACATCGATCATGCCGTCGCCGATACCGGAGGACTGGCCGATACAGCGGCAGAACCCGTCAGGCCTGATATAGGCCATGATATGGCCCGTATCGGTGGTCATTCCGGCATAGGTCGCCGGGGCATTGAGCGAGGTAAACAGGGCCATCCAGGTACCGGCCAGGCGCGAGTTATCGTCCTTGGTCCCGATATAGAGGCCGGCCGTGTTGTATTGGGGCTCGCCCAGCGGAGGCTCCGGGATCGGAAGGTTTCCGGCTGCCACGGCAAAGGACTGATCGGAAGTTATGGTAACCCCGTGCATGATGGCGATGGCGCTTAAGCGAGCAATGCCCAGCGTAGCTGGGTATCGATCGTGACCGTCTGTGTTGCCGTCAGCGTGGCGCTGCCGAACGGCTGAAGCTGATAGCGGTCGCAATGTGCGGTCAGGGTTCCGGTGCCGTCTGTGACGGTCCCCGTCGTGTAGATGAAGAACTGCTCGATGCCGCCTCCGACGCTGGCCTTCTGGGCCGTCATCCACAAGGAAGACAGCACGGGTACGCGCGACCAGTTGAGCGTCTTCGATGTCTGCTGGAACCCGATCAACCTACCGGCCGAGGTGGTGCGCGTGAACGTCTCGACGGTTGCGCCATTGGCCGTCAACATTTCCGCATTGGCAAGGGTCGTGACGGTCGGGACCGATCCAGCCCCGGCGGTAACGATCTTGGCGGCCAGTATGTCGATACGGGTCGTATCGAATCCGCACGCGGAATCCCCACCGGTCGCGCGCAGCGAGGCCGGGATAGAATCGGTATCAGTTCCCTCCGAAATATAGGTGTCAAACACCCCGTTTTTGATATTGAAGCGCAGATAGTATGTTTTATTGATCGCCAGTGGGACCGGGCCCAGCGCCGGACATGTCCATAGGCCAAGGCGACCGCTGACACCGGTCACAATCTCCTTGGCCAGCGCTATCTTACACGTTGATAGGCTAACGGTCCCGCCATTGGCCCCACTGGCGGCGCTCAAGGAAACCTTGTTACCGGCGGTGAAGATGGTGGGATACGGCAATGCGCCTATCGGTAGCTCTGGACCGAGCCAGGCCAATTCCGAGACCAAGGTCTCCAGGGCGTCGACATGCGACTTTAGGTACGCCGTGCGCAGCGTCTGCTGCTTGTGCGGGAGCACGGCAATACCGTTGACGCCGCCGGTCGCCGGGTCGCCGTTTTCGATCTGGTAGATGCCGTTAGGGTAACTGATCGGCGTTTCTATGATATTGGCCATAGCGAATCCTCAATAGTAAAAGGTGGCGGCACCGTATTGTGTGCCGTCGCCATAGGTCCAGACGGCATGCGGGTAGGTGATCGTAAACAGATGGCAGCGCGCCGGTGCGGTCGCCGTCAATAGCCTGATCACGCTCTGATGCTGTGCTTCGGTCATAGGCCTGGGGATATCGACGCGGTAAAGCGCCCAACTGGACTCTGAGCCATATAGGATGCTGGGTCCATAGGCCGAGCCGTCGCCGTAGCGCCAGGTTCCGGCACCCTCGACGATGGTGGCGTCTGAGTATCCCGCAGCCGCCAGGACGCGCTTGACGCTTCCGATCGTGCCTTTGATGCGATGAACTTCAATCGATGCCGCGATGACCTCGCGCTGACGCGAGGGCGCCCAGATCGGATCCCACTCATCGACGCTCAGGCCCCATGCCTGCACGGGAAGCCAGGCGTCTGGCGTTTGCGCCTGCGCCCACAGGCTGCGCAGGGGTGCTGGAACGGCATCGATGCGGTCGCCAACGATCGCCTCGCAGGCACGTTCCAGGGGGCTAGCGTTGGGTGGCAGCAGGCTCATGCGGATTGATTGACCGTCAGGGTGATGGTCCCGAGCCAGGGCGCCGCGGTATCTGGGGTCAGGATGTCGGCTGTGGGCGTGACCAGCTCGACCCACAGCACGCCGGGCTGGTGCAGGGCCGCCATCACCGCAGAGATCGCCAGACGGGCACCGCAGCGGCGGCTTGCCAGGCAGTAGTCGGTAATCGCGGCCAGGGCGGCCGCCTGCACGGTAGCGGCCGATGGGCCCACTGCCATGTGCAGTGTTGCCACCACGTTGTAAACCGTCAGGGTGGCGGCCTCGACGTGGACCGTATCGCACAGCGGGCGGACATCCTCATCGGACAGCGCCAGGGCTACGGCGTCGAGCTGACCCTGGGTCGGCGTGCCGCCGGCCGCCAGGACCGAGATCAACACCACCCCAGGCACCGGCGAGCTCACGCCCACGTCGAGCAGGGTCGCATCAGCACGCAGGGCATGCCAGCGGTAGGAGCCAAAGCTGCCGGCACAGGTGTAGGACTCTAGGCTGGTCTGGATCTGGTAGCGATAGGCCGCGTCGGTCTCCAGGGTCGGCGGCACCGGGGGCACTGCCAGCGGGTCACCGGGATCGGTCTCGCGGCGGATCACGCCCCACCAGGCCCCGAGCTGGTCCAGATCGGATCCGGTCGCGAAGGCCAGCATGCAGGCGCGCGCCGCATCGTTGACCCGCCCCCGCAGCAGGACTTCGCGATAGGCGGCGACCTCCAGCAGTTTGGCCACGGGATCGGACTCCAGGGCCGCGGCATGCTCTGGATAGCGAGCGGCGAAGTCGTTGACCAGGGCTGTGAGGATATCTTCGTAGGCAATGGTCTCGACCACGTTCGGGGACGGGAGCTGCGACAGGTCGATGGCGGTGAAATCGGTCATAGCACAATCCCTTCAAGCCGTATCGGGGTCCCGTTGACGAGATAGATGAGGTCTACCGCCAGCTCGATGGCGCCCGGGCTGGCATCGGTCACTTCGACGCGTGAGACGCTGACCCGCGGTTCCCAGCGCCCAATGGCCCCTGCGCTGGCCTGAATGATGTCGAGCACCGTAACCGCATCCATGGGCGCATCCACCAAGGCGTACAGCCAAGAGCCATACTCTCGGCGCATCACCCGGCTGCCGATGGGCGTGCTCAGGATGTCCTCGATGGACTGGCGGACATGATCCATGGTCGCCATGGGCAGCCCGGTGAGGGTGTGCATACCGATCATGGTTGAATTACATCATCACCAGCGAGCGCAGGTTGTAGGCCGAGTCCAGGATCAGGACCGAGCGGGCGGAGTAGCGCGCCATGGCCAAGATGGTGACGGTGTCCAGTGAGAATCGGTTCTCGGATCCTGATGGCATAACGCCACCTGTAATGGGTGTTGGGTCTATTAGATACTTTTGAGCCCGTAGGCCGGATGATTGCCACACGGAGAATATCTTGGAGGAATCGTCGAGGACGGAGTGTTGAGTCGATCCGCTAGTACAATAGAACGCAGTTACTTCGCCAAGTGTAATCATACCATTGGCTATTGTGATACTGCGGCGGTTGCCTTGACCATATTGATCGATACCCTCGGCATACCCAATTCCCTGCGCAAAGGCGCAGTTCATTGCGACCTTACCGCCCATATACACGCCGAATTCGGTGACTTGCCCAAGGCTTAGCACATCACCAGCAACGTCTATAATTGCTATTCTGTCTTCGCCTTGGGTGTGGTGAAAACAAGCCAAAATTGATGTTGCGCTCATCAAACTTCCATATATCGCAATGCTCGGGCTTGGGCTAGCAAAGCCTAAATCGAGAAGCACTGGAGTGCCAGCGGTCACTGAGTTGCCAGAGACAGTTAAAAGTACCGCATAATCTAGGTTATCCTCCTTGACTCCAAAGGCCACTACGCGGGTGGAGCTAAGGGGTACGAGGCAGCGTATCTCTTTGATTAGGCTATTCCCGGAGGCAGCAACAGTTACGGTGGCTCCTACCATGTCCACAACTGTTATGTAACCACCATATGCAACATACATCCCACGCGTTTCGCTAAGCGCGCAGGACGCATACTTCTTTTGATCGTCCGCGCCTAAATCAACAAGACTCGGGTCTGAGAATAGTATCTCTTTTCCGGACGTATCAAGGACGACGAATGAAGACAAATAAGTTTCCATGCTGGGTTCATAGTACGCATGGCTGTACAGTGATTTGGAGGCCGACAACGGCAATATATCCGGTGCTACATAATCGCCATGCGCCATCGCAATCGAGGGCGACATCAAGGACGCGATTACTGGGTTATTGGCCCGATAGTCAATCACCCATCCATCATCCGGAGTCGCAATCCTCGCTACGGTGCAGACGACCGATGAACCGACCGTAATCATCCCCAGCGAAGTTCCACTGGAATTGGCAAGGACCTTGTTGTCAGATCCGATGTTGTCGATGCGGAACTGGTCGCCCACCGCCAGGGTATTGGCGGCGGGAAGCAGGACGCGGACGAAGGGAACATCGCTGGCGATGATCTGATGCGACGCCGAGGCGGCGCTCAGAACCAGGTCAGCCGTGATGGTGTGCACCTCCGATCCCGCCCCACCTGCGGCGGGCTCGGCCCATACCGCAGCCCCATCGGCCACCGTCAG